AAATCTACGGCGGAGTCGTCGAGCACGTTCGTAAAGCGTGTGGACGCAACCTCGCTGGAGGCGGTGAAACCGGACAGCGTGGTCTGGCCGAGCTTCCACAACGCGTCGGAGCTCTTGAGCGTGACAACGCTTGCGAACTTGTCCCGAACCACACAGTCCACATCAGTGATGTATCCGCGCCAAAGCGGCACCGTCGGCGACGAACCCGAAACACTGGCGGCGACTCGAACCTCGCGGCCCAGGTACTGATCGGCGCCATAGGTTGCGCCTGGACCCTCCGGGGTGTAGGCGCCGCTCGAGTTCTGGAGCGAGATGGTGCAGCTGCCGGCGCTAAACGAGTCGATCGCCCGGTTCCGCCCGTAGGAGATGTCGACGCCGAGAACGTCGGAGGTCACGCCGGTGAGCGTCCCACCGAAAGCGACCTCGACGACGAAAGCGACCGTGGCCATTAGCGGGTCGCGATCGGGATCGGGCCGTTTTGCGCCTCCCACTTGCGAAGCGCGGCGACCACATCGTCGCCGTCTGCGCCTGCCGGCAAGTTGATCGTTATGCTCGAGCCCATCCGGCCGGCCTGGTTGAGCGGAATGACCGCCTCCGGTCCGCGCTCGCCGACGACAGCCAACCGGGGACCGCCGGAAACGATACCGCCGGCCGCCAACGTTGGGATACGTGGGATGTCCGGCGGATCGAGGTTGATGTCAGGTAGGAACCCGGGCCCGTCGATCCGAATCTCGAGGCGTTTGTTCAGGTCGTCGATGAGACTGTTGACGAACCCGATCAGCGCGTTGGCGATGTCTTTCCCGAGCGACGAAATCCAATCGACCGCCCCGCCGAGCGCGTCGCCGATGCCCTCGAGGAGCTTCAGCCCGATACTTTTCCCGGCGGCCAGAATCCACCTAAGGCCGCCGACGATGCCGTCCCATAACAGTTGCGGCAATCCGGAGAACGTATCGACGACCAAACCGAGCGCCTCGGACGCCGCCGCCTTGAGCGCGTCCCAGGCGCCGGCGAAATCTCCCGAGAACAACGCAACCACAAGGTCGACCACGTTCTGAATCTGCGCCCACAAATACTCAACCCACCGCACCACGAGGTCCACCGCCCACGACACGACCGGCACCAGGTTGTCGGCGAACCAGGCGGCCATGTCCTTGAGCGCCTGCCATACCGCGTCGACAATCGTCCGGAACACCTCGAACTCGTTGTAGGCGTACACAAAGCCGGCGGCGAGAGCCGCGACGGCGGCGACGATGAGCAGCACCGGCGACAGGAGGGTGGCTAGCGCCGACACGAGCGCGACAACGGCGCCCACCAGGACAGTCCCGATGACGACGGCCAGCGCAGCAAAAAAGGCTTCAGGGTTTTCGTCGATGAACTCGGCAACCTTGGCCCGGACAACCTCGAAAATCTCGCGGAGCCGGTCGAGGCCGGTCGCGATGATCTCGAGGAAGTTTTGGAAGCCCTCGGTTTGTGTGAACTCGCGGAACTTGGCGACAAGCTCCTCGACCTTCGGGGCCAAAGTCTCGAAAGCGGAAGTGATCGCAGCGAAGGCGGTCTCGACCACTGGCGCCAAAGCAACAATGACCCGGTTCTTGAGGATCGTTAGTTTCTCGCCGAGCGTTTGAGTCTCAGCCGCCGCCGCGTTGATCGTATCGCCGCCGCCGTCCATGAGCTCTAGGTAGTCGTCGAGCTCGAAACGGCCCTCCCGGATGGCCGCCGCCATATCCGGACCCGCCCTGGCGCCGAACAACTCGAGCGCCAACCGGTTCGCTTCGGAGGCGTCGCCGGCGTTTTCGATCCCTTCGACGGTTCGCCGGAACGTGTCGATCGCGGGTTCGCCCTCGCGAGCCATCTTGCCGAGAGCCTGACGCAACGACCCCAGGACCAGCTCAGCGTTTACGCCCTCTTTCTCAAACTTGCCGACCAGTAGGGCAGACTCCTCGAACGTGAAGCCGACCTGGCGCAACGGTGCGCCGTAGGCGACAAGCTGATCGGAGAGGCGGCCAACCTCGATGCCGGTGGACTGAGCGACGCTGAACAAGAAATCGGCGGCGCCGGCAGCGTCGCCGGCCTGGTCGCCCCAGTCTCCGAGCACCCGCGACACCGACGAGATGTTGCCCTCGAGGTCGCTTCCGGTGATCCGCGACAAGTTGAGCATCTGAGTCGCGAACGCCTCGAGCTCCGGCCCGGTCATCCCGAGCCGCGTGTTGATGTCCGCCACCGCGGTCGCGACCGACTCGAAATCGGCCGGCACAGTCGTAGCGATCGACTTGGTGATGTCGGTTAGCGCCTCGAGCGCGTCGCCCGTCGCACCAGTTCCAACGCGGAGCGTGCGCTCGACTTCCTCGAACGTCGAGCCGAGCTTGACGATTCCGGCGACACCGACGGCCAGGCCGGCCGCCATCGCGATCCCGGCCGCCTTGCCGACGTTCCCGAGACCTTTCAGCCCTTTGTTTGCCTTTTTCAGCGACGCCGACAGGAGCTTGCTGTCTCCGGCAATCCTGATCGTTACCGGCTTACCCACCGCGGTTCTCCTGTCCTAGGTGCTCGACGAGCGCGTTGTATTGCCAGAGCTTCAGCGCGCCGACCTCAGCCGATGACAAACGAAAGCGGGCGCCCAGGAGCGCCCGCGTTAGGAATCGGTCGACGCTTCGGCTTTTCCCGAGCCGGCACCGCCGAAGCCGAGGCTCGACACTGACAGCTCGCCGGCATCCTCGAGCGTGAAGTCCGGGTCGGTGCGGCGCTTGATGATCCACGCCAAAACCCGGAGGGTGGACCCTTGCGGTTTTGACTCGTCGCCGAGTTGCTGGATCGAAAGCCCGGTGTGCTCCTCGATCATCTCTATCTCGGCAATCGTGAGGTCGTCGAAATCGAGGTTCAGGTTTTCCACTGTTTCCCTCTTTCCTGGCCGGCGGTGCCGGCCCTACTTGGCGGACGGAATGAACCGCCGCATGATGGCCGTGATCTCTTTCTCGTAGTGGCCGGCGATGTCGTCGTACTTGCGCTCGAAAGACTGAAACACCCACGGGCGTTTGCGGCCCAGGAGACCGCGGCCGGTGCCGTAGTGGACGATCCCGGAATACATGCCGACTTTGCCCTTCGAGCCGCGTTTCTTCGCCGGGTTCTTGCCGCCGACAGTGAGCTCGGCGATCACTCGGTCAGACCCGAGCGAATAGACCGAACGGTTCCGGAGCGAGCCGAACGAACCGGACGGCGCCCGCGGTGCCGCATCGTCGGCAATGATGCCGGTTGCCTGTTTGTTGAGTTCCCGGAACGCCCGGTTGACTTCCTTCGAGTCGGCAACCTTGCCGAGCGCCCGCACAGTTTCGAGCAGCCCGTCGACCTCGATCGCGGACTTTTGCCGCGCCACTGGTTAGGCGGTGCCGATCGTTTGCGCGCCGGTGCAGTCGAGGCTGAAGTTCAGCCCCTCGGCGCCGCCGACCGAAGCGGCCGGACCGATCGCCGTCAGCACACATTCGCCGCTGATCTTCGGCAACCCGGACGTTGTGCCGGCCGGATAAAACTCATACGACAGGCTCGCGGATTGGCCGCGCACCGCCCCGAGGTGTGCCAGCAGCGTGGCATCGAACAGCCCGGTTGCGGAAACCGAGCCGGACCCGAGCGTGACAATCACCTCGGTGTCTGAGTCTCCAAACGAGGTCGTTTCGGCGGTGGCCGTGTCGAGACTCACGGACACATCGGTCAAATATGCCGAGAGGTCGACGAGCGACCCGCCCGAGTTGTCGAGCTTGAGCACCGCGTTCTTTCCTGCGACGAATGCCATTGTTGTTTCTCCTGGTTGGTTGTTGGATCAGACGCGGGCGAGGCCGACCGCGAACGTGAACGACGGCCCGGTGCCGCCGATCGTGACGGCGACCCGCGTATAGCGGTTGATCGTCACGCCTGACGCGATGGTCAGAGATTCTGAGGTTGTGCCGGTTGCTTGCGTGAACGTGCCGCCGGTGAGTGTCGTATAGGTCGAGTTGTCGGCGGAGTGTTGCACCACAACGTCAAGCGTCGGCGACGTTCCGGACGCGGCGACAACGGACAGAACGACGGTGGCGCCGCTCGAGCTCGAGGCCGAGTTGTCGACGGCGGTGCCGTTGCTGCTCGCGGTTTGAGCGGCCGCCAGGTCGAACAGCGCCTTTCCGTAGTCCAGGGCGCCGGTCGTGGTAAGCGTCAGCGTGAAAGTGTCAGCGGCGGCAACCGATCCGGTTGTCGTCCAGTTGGTTTCCCAAACGTTGGTGACCCACAGCGGGTCGGCGGCGGTGAACCCGTCGAAGCCGATCATCGCCGGCACGCCGGCCGAGGTTTGCCGAAGCGCTTTGATGTCCTGCCATTGAGAGTTCGCCGTTCCGGCGTTCGCCGAATCGACAAAGCCGGTCAATGTCATATCGCCGGAGCCGACGCCGGCGAGCAGCGCCCGGGATGAGTCCGAGAGGCAGGTCACGTCGAAAGTCGAAACCGTCGAGTTCGACGAAACGTCCGAAACGTCGCCGGCCCACTGGCGGTCGCCGACCGTGATCCGGCAGTTCTGAGCATTGACGAAAGCCATCTACGCCTTCTTTCCGGAGGTGGACGCCTCGAGGGCGCCGTTT